AGGCGCTCGCAACGGTGGACTCGTTCCCGGTGTCCGGCAAGACGGTCACGTTCCTCGGCTCTGCCTCCACGCAGTACCCGCAGAACCTGATCTACCACAAGGACGCCATCACGTTCGCCACGGCGGACCTGCTGCTGCCCAACGGCGTGGACATGGCCTCGCGCAAGGTCCACAACGGGATCAGCATGCGGATCGTGCGCCAGTACGACATCAACAACGACCGCATGCCGTGTCGTATTGATGTGCTGTACGGCTACAGCGTGATCCGGCCGCAGATGGCTGTCCGTCTCTGGGGGTGATCCACCATGTCCTTCACCAAGCCCATTGGTGTAGCGTTCACGGACCAGGATCTTGACGACTGCGCACTGGGGGCACTCCCCAGTGCCGGTGGCAAGATCGCGTTCTACGGCGCGACGCCCATCACTCAGCGTGCGGCAGCGGTGCAGGCGGCTTCTGTCGTCAGCGCCTCGTCGTACATCACTGTCGGCAGCAACCTTGCGGCGTGGGCCGCCGAGGTGAATGCCACTCTCACCGGCCTCGGCCTGTGGAAGGGTGCCGCATAAGCGGCGGAAAGGAACATCATGTCTGCTCAAACTTTCGAAGCTCCGAAGATCGGTGACGGCGAACAGATCGGCGACGGCAACACCGCCGAAACTCTGAACGTCGGTCGCTCGGGTCAGCCCGTTGCTCTGCAACCGTCGGCCACCGGAAAAATTGGCGTTTATGGCGCCACGCCGGTCGTCCAGCGCGCTGCGGCCATCCAAGCTGCGTCCGTCGTGTCGGCATCGTCCTACATCAGTGTGGCGTCCAATCTGGCCGCTTGGGCTGCTGAAGTCAGCGCGACGCTGACCGGTGTTGGTCTGTGGAAGGGCGCGGCGTAAGCCGTCACTGACTCATGGCCAAGGTTGTCTTCTGCGTTCCGACCATCAAGCGCCCGTACCAGCAGTGCCTAGACAGTCTGGAGGCGTCCATCCCCCTCATCAAATCCGCGGGTTGGGACGAGGGTATGGTCAACGAGGTGGGCAACCCGTACATCAGCGCGGCACGGGCAACCATGCTGCGCAAAGCGCTGGACGCCAAGGCAGACGTGATCGTCTTTATCGACCACGACCTGTCTTGGCGGCCAGCCGATCTGCTTACCCTCATCAACACTGAGGGCGATGTCGTCGGCGGAACCTATCGGTTCAAGGCTGACGAGGTGTCCTACATGGGCACCATTCACAGCACGCCTGCCGGCACGCCCGTTGTACGGGCCGATGGTGCGATCAAAGCGCGACTCCTGCCCGCAGGGTTCCTCAAGGTCACAACGGCCGCTGTGGACCGTTTTATGACCGCTTACCCGGATCTGTGCTACGGCGAGAAATACCGCATGAGCGTGGATCTGTTCAACCACGGCGCGCACAAAGGCGTGTGGTGGGGCGAGGATTACGCTTTCTGCCGGCGCTGGGAAGAATGCGGCGGCGATGCCTGGCTTGTGCCGGACCTGCAGCTTGACCACCACAGCGCGGACAAGTCGTTCCCGGGCAACTTCCACATGTACCTGCGCCAGCAACCTGGAGGCGACCTGTGCCCCTGATCTACCTTGAGCATCCGCGCCACGGCCAGAAAATCGCCACGATGGAGGCCGAGGCAGAATACGACGAACAAAACGGTTGGCAGCGGTATACTCCGGGTGAGCCCGACGAGCCCGGGGATGACGTCGTTGTCCCCATGAACCACATGCTCGGAAGGCGCCGTCGCAAGGAGCCCGAGCATGTCCACGACAGCCGGTGACCAAATCTATGCCGCGCTGCGGCTGATCGGCCAACTGGCCGAGGGCGAAACCCCATCGGCCGAAACAGCGCAGGACGCGCTGACGGCACTGAACCAGATGCTGGACTCGTGGAGCATCGAGCGCCTGTCGGTGTTCTCCACGCAGGACCAGGTGTTCAACTGGCCGGCAAACGTCTACGAACGCACGCTCGGCCCCAGCGGGGACTTTGTCGGCAATCGCCCGGTACAGCTGGACGATTCCTGCTACTTCCGCGACTTAACGACGGGCATCAGCTACGGCCTGATGTTCATCAACCAGCAGCAGTACAACGGTATTGCGCTGAAGACCGTCACGTCCACTTACCCGCAGAGCATGTGGGTGAACATGACGATGCCGAACATCACCATGACGGTGTACCCAGTGCCCACGCGAGAACTGGAGTTTCACCTCGTTTCGGTGCAGGAACTGTCGCAGCCCGCCACGCTGAACACGGTGCTGTCGTTTCCGCCTGGCTACCTGCGGTGTTTCAAGTACAACTTGGCCTGCGAGATTGCAGCCGAGTTCGGCGTTGAGCCGCCGCCGACGGTGCAGCGCATTGCGATGGCATCCAAGCGCGATCTGAAGCGGATCAACTTCGCTGACGACATCATGAGCCTGCCGTACAACCTGATCAACCGCCGTCAGCAGCGGTTCAACATCTACGCCGGGACGCCGTAATCATGGCAAACGTAAAGATTTCCGAACTGCCGGTTGCAACGTCCGTTGACGTTGTTGACTCTGTGCCGCTGGTGCAAGGAGGAACGACCAAACAAGCCACTCAAGCTGCGTTGCTAACCACCACCGGCAACGTCACCGCCGCAAAACTGGTGCCCACTGGTGGTACGGCCACGGGCAACGGCATGTACCTGCCGGCGACAAACACGCTGGCGTGGAGCACAAACGGTGCGGAGGGGATGAGGCTGGATGCCTCGGGGAACCTCGGGATTGGGACGAGTTCGCCGGGGTACAGGCTGGACATATCTGGCACATCGGCTACTGCCAGATTAAACGCCACTTCTAATAGTGGATACGCTTTTTTGAGTTTGACAGGTACAGGAAGAAGTTACGAAATAGGTGTCGGTGGTAGCACCACTGGCGCTCCTTATCAGAACAATTTATATTTTGTTGATAACACTGCGTCTTCGGTTCGGATGGTGCTCGACGCCTCCGGCAACCTCGGCCTGGGGGTGACGCCGAGTGCTTGGAGTGCGGCAGCAAAAATGCAAGTGCCAAACGGCGGTGCATTTGGTGGCGTTGGCCCGTCACTTGATTTTCCGTCCAACGCATATTTCAACGTTAACTGGAAATACGTCACAACTGCGGCAGCAGCGCTCTATTCACATAGTTCAGGCGCTCACCAGTGGTTCACCGCCCCCTCAGGCACCGCAGGCAACGCGATCAGCTTCACGCAGGCGATGACGCTGGATGCGAGTGGGAATCTCGCTGTCGGAACTACAACGACCGGCTTAAACGACCGGATGCGCGTCGAGGGCACTGAAGCCCGCATTCGCTCTCGTAACAGCACTTCTGGCACCGAGATGTATATGGGCTCCATGAGCTCCAACGAAGCGCGGCTGTGGACTTCGACAAGCACTGATCTGACCTTCGGCACCAACAACACCGAGCGCATGCGCCTCGACGCATCCGGCAATCTAATTACCACCGTCAACAGCACCGCTCCCACGCTGTCCGCCAACAGCACAATGTCGTTTGAACTTACCAGCGACACCAGTCTCAAGATCGTGGTGCGCGGCACTGACGGCGTGACGCGGAGCGTGTCGTTGACGCTGGCGTGACATGAAAACCCCCATCCTCGGAGCCGCCTACGTCGCCCGCAGCGTCAATGCTGCGGCAAACAGGTGCGTCAACCTGTTTCCAGAGGTGGTGCCCGAGGGCGGCAAAGAACCCGCGTTTTTGCAGCGGTGCCCGGGGCTGGAGCTGGTGGCCATCGTTGGCACCGGCCCAATCCGGGGCATGTGGAAATTCGGCGACTTCCTGTACGTTGCCTCTGGCGGCAAGCTGTACCGCGTGGACGGCAACTACGCCATCACGGAGCTGGGGTTGATCAACGGCAGCGGGCCGGTGAGCATGGCCGACAACGGCATCCAGTTGTTCGTGGCTTGCAACCCCGACGCGTTCATCTACAACGCCAACACGGGTGTATTCGCGCAGGTCACGGATCCCGACTTCCCGGGCGCGGTGAGCGTGGGGTATCTGGACAGCTACTTCGTTTTCAACGAACCTAACAGTCAGCGTGTGTGGGTGACTTCGCTGCTTGACGGCACCGCCATTGACCCGCTGGACTTTGCCAGCGCTGAGGGCAATCCCGACAACATCGTGTCGCTGATGGTTGACCACCGCGAGGTCTGGCTGTTTGGCAACAACACCGTTGAGGTCTGGTACAACGCCGGCCTAGCTGACTTCCCGTTGGCGCGCATCGATGGCGCGTTCATGGAAACCGGATGCCTTGCGCCGTACAGCGTGGCCAAGCTGGACAACGCCGTGTTCTGGCTGGGCTCTGACGCCCGCGGCAACGGCATCGTGTACCGCAACCAGGGCTACAACGCCCAGCGCGTCAGCACGCACGCCATTGAGTGGCAGATTCAGCAGTACGGCGTGCTAAACGACGCTATCGGTTACTCGTACCAGCAGGACGGTCATTCGTTCTACGTGCTGACGTTCCCAACGGCGCAGGCTTCGTGGGTGTTTGACGTTTCCACCGGCCTGTGGCATGAGCGGGCGTACTGGGACGGCGTGCAGTACCGCCGGCACCGCAGCAACTGTCAAGCCAACTTCAACGGTCAGGTGCTGGTGGGCGACTGGGAGAGCGGGTTCATCTACGCCTTCAGTCAAGACACGTACAACGACAACGGCCAAGCTCAGCGTTGGCTGCGGTCGTGGCGTGCGCTGCCGACAGGGCAAAACACGCTGAAACGCACGGCGCACCACACGCTGCAACTGGACTGCGAGTCTGGCGTCGGCGCCGGTACGGTAGACACGTTTTTTTTGCTGACCGAAAACAGCGAAAACCTAACCACTGAAGGCGGACAGCAAATAGTCACTTCGCTCATCTCTCTGACCGACGGCGCAAACCCGCAGGTCATGCTGCGGTGGTCCGACGACGGCGGCCACACTTGGAGTAACGAGCACTGGACCAGAATGGGCCGCGCTGGCGAGTATGGCAAGCGTGTCATTTGGCGCCGTCTGGGCATGACGACCAAGCTACGGGATCGGGTGTACGAGATCAGCGGCAGTGATCCGGTAAAGATCGCCATCATGGGTGCGGAACTGTCCGCCACCCCGACGAGCGCCTGACGTGGATCTGGCGCCTCGCGTACCGTCTCAGCGCGACCCCGTGGTGGATCAGGGCGCGCTGGCCACGCGGGCGTGGTTTCGGTTCTTTCAACTGCTGCAGTCGTCCATCGAGGACGCGGCGCTGCTGCAGTACACCGTGGTGCAGAACACCACCGGCTTCACGATTCCCAAGGGCGCCGTTGTCGGCTTTGTGGGCGTAGGGTCGAACAACGTGCTGTCGGTAACGCCGTACCTAGCAGACGGCTCGTCGCCGTCGCTGTACATCCTAGGCGTCATGGCCGAGGAATTGCCCGACAGCGGCGCTACGGGCCTGTGCTGCGTCTGGGGCAACGTCAGCGGCATTGACACCAGCGCGTTCAGCGTAGGCGACGTTCTGTACGCCAACCCAACGGTGGCGGGCGCGTTCACCAACGTCAAGCCTACGGCGCCTGACAACGTGATCCCCATCGCGGCAGTGCTGGTGGACAGTGCGACGGCGGGCGAGATTTTTGTGCGACCCACGATTGAGCAGCAGAAGTACTACGGCGAGTTCACCAAGACCAGCGACCAATCGCCCGCAGTCATCAACACGGCCTACGCGCTGACGTTTGACAACACCGAAATCGCCGAAGGCATCAGCATCGGCTCGCCGGCGTCGCGCATTGTGGTGGTGCAATCGGGCCTGTACCAGTTTGACGCCACCGTTCAGATCAGCAGCAGCAGCAGCAGCGCCAAGACGGTTTGGCTGTGGTT